AGACACGAATGATGTCATGATCTTGAAGCCGTGTCCTTTTACCCTCGCCAGCCTCAAGTGTGGCAATATCCAAAATAGAAGGTTTGGGTGACACATTCCAATTGCTGTTCAAGGCAGTAACTATGCCATCAATAGCGTCAGTCATTCTTTCATAGCCCCCATGAATTTGGCCTCGGCTGTCTTTACATCAAGTGCGAAAGGACTTGCCTTTTTATGTGCCTCCATTACAATGGCTAATTCTTCATCGGATTTAGGTTCAACGCTTTCAGCATCTTCACTATCCATGTTCCTTTCTTCTATCATTAGCCTCTCAAGGTGTGCTGGCTCACTGGCCTCCTGTGTTCGCATAGCGGCAAGCAATTCTTTCAACGCCTTACCTGCATTATCGCTATACTGTATGAGATCTTCCACATCAACCACCCATACCTGCTACAACAATTGATTCTTGATATGGCACTAAGAGTTTAGCAACCTCCGCTTCTAACTTTTGGTGCTTGGTTGTTATATCCATGTTTGATGTTCCTTCGGGGAATAATACTGAATAATCATCGGACATCAATATATCCATCACAACCAATTTAGTGCAAGCCTCTTGTATAGAACCCTCCACATACCTCTCCCCATAGATGTAAGCACATCTCAAAGAATGATTCTCAAAGAACGGGTATTCATTGTTGAACGCAATCATACCGTTTTCTTCAATAGACCACCAAGACTTTTGGCGTTCTTCATCAGTGATGTCACATGCAAACCTGTTTTGTCGGATAACAACATCTTGAATCAATGTAGTCGCATTGTCAAAATCATTTTGCTCATCATTAACAATTGTAAAGGTGTTACCATTTCTTGTAACCAATGCAATCTTGTTTTGGTTGCCCACAGTATAATACACAAGACTGTGCCCTTTGACAAAGTTAGTGCCATCATCCACTGTAAATGATGTGACAGGATTGCCCGATACTGAAACAACCTTGCTCTTGATTTGGTCTGTCAAACGGGCATCCACTGTAACTGCTGTGTCGTTTGTGATAGCCAGTGTAGCATTTTCTCCGCCTTCGGTGCTACGCATACTGCTAATCTCAATCACACCATCCCCCATGTCGCTATTGGCAAGTCCTAAAAATTCGTTATTCACATTCAACACACTGTCGGAGGCTGAATCGGACTCAACCGTTAAAGAGCCAATTGGCACAGCCGCCTTGCTAAATGCAGGGTCTTTGTTGACCAAAGCCGATAGGTTTTCAGCCGCACTTTTATTATCGAAGTCGGCTCTCCATTTTGTCTGTGCATCGTTACCTTCGGTTAGCGTGGCTACACCATTAGCACCCGGACACAGCAGTATTGATTCACCGGTCATAGCCGTATGATCGTTGAATCTTAATGCCGCACGGGCACCAGCCATCTCACGGTAATAATCTCCTTGCCAAGCACCTAACTTTAGCATACGCTGAATTGCGCCTCTTTTCATGAACACAGCACCTACATAGTCTGTGTAATATCGCCTTCGGAATGGTTTGAATGTGGTGAAGTTTTGATATTCTTCGGCTACCAATCGTGGTCGCCATGCGTGTCGTGTTACTTTGTCAATGTAGTCTTGCCTGTTGGCAATCAAGTGCTTTACATGGTCAAGTTTTATCCCACGCTCATTACTGTTGGTGAACGCTGATTGATGTTGAACATGTGCTTGGTTGTTTGTGGTAAAGGACTCCGGTGTTGTTTGGTCAGCCGCCTTAGCCACCAAATACACCTGTCCGGCTGAACCAACCGATTCAATGCCTGTCAATTTGTATATGTTGCCGACAGCGTTTGCGTTGTCATATACAAGAACGCTCTCACCTGCCGCATAACCCCAGCGTCTAAAGTCAGCACCGGTTATTGGAAATTTTATGTAATCCACCGTCAAAACGGTGGCAATCACAGTGTCGCCAGCCAAAGCCACAGGATCGGGTAATGGCAATTGAAGATACTCGCTAACCTTAGCGGGCGTTGTATATACTGTTTCGTCGGGATATAGTGGAGAGTCCGGCCTATGACCGGGTGAAAAAGAACGGGGCACTATTGAAGCCCCCTGCTCAAACCATGACTACCAAGATTGAATCCCATAGGCGCACCACACGCACCACACTGGGGTGTCCAACAAAAGTGTAAGCAACCGCAGGTTAGACACCGTGTTCCGGCACCTATGTTTTGTATGTCTTTGCGATCTTTAGATTTAAGCATGATACGCTTTGTTGTAGCATATTCCATATTTTCTTTGGAAAACGGACTTTCCGATTCGTGAACGGATGATTTGTTTGCATTGGCGATTTCCGCCATACGGACACGCCTACGCTTTTCGATGTCAATGACTTCTCCTAAGTCAATGTCCTCAATTTCCATGCGTGCCATTTGATGCCACCCCTTGAGGCAACATCAGCGACCGCCACTAATAACGGCTTCAACTACTACATCCTGTAAAATGCCGCTTCCATCGCCCAATTCAATGAAACTTTGCCCACCCGCTACTGCGGCATCGGCTTTAGCGACAGCGTCGCCAGTGGCTTGTGTGCTGGCGGCAAAAGCCTTGATTGATTTTAGTGTGTAATCATATTTGAATAAAACACTGCCAACATCTATACCGCCACCACCTGCTTTTACATGAATATCAACGCTATCAACATCGCCCACATACGCATTTGCATCAAATGGTTCTCCACCTACTGGGTAATTGGCATCAAAAGTTATATTTACAAAGGCTTGAATTTTAGTGCCAGTCACATTGTTTCTTTTCGTTTGGGTAATAGTCAGTGCCATGTTGCTCAACTCAAGGGAATGTGTCAGTGGTCATAAAGGTTGCTCAAGAATAAAGGATTGTCATACGAATTGAGCCAGTGTCAGCCGCCCATTCGGTTTGTGACGATATGGTGAATTTCACCTTACCACAAACCCTACCAGTCCACGGTTGATTTTTGTCAACAACGGTTGCTGTGCCTCCTGTGTTCGCAACTTTTGGTGCGGCTGGTGTATTATGCCCACTTAGACCAACGGACACCGATAATGCGTGTTCCATGTTGCCCTGTGCGGCACCTTCATTGGTTTGGAATTTATACACTCGGCCACTGTTACTTTTATTGGTAAAATCAAGACTTGTTATTTCATTACAATAAAGGTTAGGATGGCCGCTAAGAAGGTTGAAATCATCGTTAGCAATCGAGAAACTACCATGTGTAGTTTCGGTATTAGTATTTAGAGCCAACTTACTTTGACTTACATCTAAAATTATCATGTGTATGTCGCCATTCAAATTGAAAGAAGCGGTTGCCTCAACACCACCAGTAAGGATTTCTTCGGCTGTCCAATCATAGACAACCCTGTTCACACGGGTTCGACCAGCGTATCGTGCTTCACCGTCAAAGATAGTAAAATCACTTTCAGCCATTACTGCTCACCTGCCGCATTGTCAAGAAGGGCGTGAGCCATTTCAGTGATTGCGGCCTTTGTAGCAGATCTTGGAACACTATGTCCTCTTGCCTTCATCCACTTGACCATCTCATTTCGTGTCCAAGATTCATTGAAAGCGGAGTCAGCACTACCGGAGTCGTCATTTGCTATGGCTTCAACCATTTGCTCGGACTTACCAGCGTCAACCACTGGTTCCTCAACCACTGGTTCCTCGACTACTGGTTCCTCAACTACTGGCTCAACTGCTTCGGCCATTTGCTTAGTCTTTTTCTCAACTTCACTTTCTTCAACAATAACTTTCCATTGAGGGTAGTTATCGCCTTTGAATCGCTCGCATAAGTCTGCTGGCAATTCTTTGATAGTGCCTCTTGCGAAACCAATCATTGTTCCGTTGACAGGAAATTCAACATAAGGGCGGTTGCCCACATATTGCACTTTGCCCAAAGTTAGACCCCCTTAACATCATGCACTTGGGGCATGATAAAGGAAAGTCACCCTGTGAATGTCATCGGCTACTGCGGCGTTGTTTGCTGTCTTGAAAGAAACGGTAGCACCGGAATATTCCAATTCGATTGGAGGGTGGTCTTTGTTGGTTTGATTAATAACGGAAAGAAGTGAAACAATCACTCCACCTTCACCATCAAGTCCATCAATTGCTACTGCTAACGGTGTTTCATCACTGTCTTTATCAGTCAAGTCCAATGTGGTCAAAGTGTTATGTGCAGTTACCTGCAAATCAACTACTTTGAGGAATAGTGCCCCTTGTGCGGCATTACTACCCATTGGAGATTGTAACCAGTCAGTGTTGTCGTGGTTGGCACTGCCAGCCCACATTCTAACATCTCGTATAACTTTTGATCCTGCGCCTTTTACATTTGCGTTTGCCATAATATCACCTACTTAGTATCTCCTATTTTAATCCTCAACTCAAATCTCGGATTTTACCGCTTGATTTGAAGAACGCTTGCCACAATTCACCCATTGTGTGGAACATACCCATTTGACCCAATCTGTTAATTCCGAAAGGATCGCCTGTTTCAATACCGGACTCATGGTATAGTGTTGGTTTTGCAGTGCAGAACCACATGTAGTCAGTATCAAGGAAGTATAGTCTTGAAGAACCGCCAGTGCCCTTGTGGACATCCTTAGATGGGATAATTGGCACACCATTGTATGTTGCTACCATGAATCCACCTTGAATACCCGGAACACCCTTTACACCGTTAACACCCGGCACAACTCGCTTCATTTCCATAAAGCGTTGTTGAGGCTGTAACAATTGCTGGATTGTTTCAAGAGTATCGTAGCCAGTTAGGATAACCTTTGGCTGGCCTCCCGCTTCCCAAATTTGTCGGAACATTCCGTCAAGTATGTTTAGAGTTAGTGGCCTGTCAACACCGTTGTTAGCACCTGCATCAACTTGAGCATCATACCAGTGTTGTGCTGGCTTGGTTGTTCGTGTCAAATTGTAAATGTTGTGTCGGCTAATGTTGTCAATGTCACTGAATGACGCAGTTTCCACGAAAGCCGAAGAAGTGATACGGTCAAGAGATTCAAAGTCATTTCCAGCCACAGTGTTGACATCGGTAAGAAGCATCTTGTTGATGTGTTCTGTGTGGTGTTTTGCCATTTCCATCTTCATGACAGCCCTTGCATCGCCAAGTCCATCGTCTTTGTCAGCAAGGAACATAGCAGTTTCAGTCAAGTCAAAGGTGTGAGCCACAGTCTTTGGCTTGGTGTTAACATGCTCAAATGTTGGCTTGCTTGTTTCCGGAATTGTTGCGTTCTCCGGAACACCACCGCCCTTATCGAATGAAGGTTTAGCGGTGGTAACACGCCATCCCGACTTTTCCCACGGTTTCTTTGGTAGTATAGAGAATGCGTTAAACTCTTGATTTAATTGTGACCATACTTTACGACCAAAAATCGCTTGGTATGTTCCAGCAGTGCTGGACATCAACGGTGAGTCAGCCTTCAACAGATCTGTTCCGGAATACGCCCATGCGTTTTGTCCGGCACCTGCACCGTAGTATAGTCTTTCCATATCTTCAATAGTTCTAATATATCCTGTGCTTCCACTCATCTCAAATCACCCCTCAAAGGTTTCCTCCGCCATATAACGCACGCTGTCCTAATTCTTCAAGCGCACGCCATCCGTCTAATTCACTTCCAAGTGCCGCATATTCCTCATGGGTTGGCACACGGATTTGGCTTTGTTCCGGCATTGGAACAGCCGATTTTGTAATAGTGGAGTTTTCTTGCTTTAGGTTGTCAATTTCTTGCTTTAGCATTTCAATCTGTGAAGAATAGTCTTTGGACTTTTGAACAGCCAATGCTTGCTGGGTTTCAGCCTCATATCGGTTTGCCCATTCTTTCTCAACCAGTGCTTTTACCGCTTCTTCGTCACGAATTGCGGAGTATGCTGAATATCCACGCTCAAGGGATTGTGGAGATAGATCGAGTCCGGACTTGATTACATGCTTGCCACTGTTAGGTTCGCTCATTTGCATGTTTGGAACCTGTGGTTGCTTGATAACATACTTGTTGGACACTGCATTAGGTAGTGTTGGTGCTGGTGCCAATGTTGCATCTTCACCTGTTCCGTATAGGTCGCCTTGTCCTCGATGTGTAAATCCGTGATTGCCGTCAACGCCAACCATGTAAGCCTTTCCGAGTCCGAAGTGGTCACGAAGTCCATCAAGGTCAACGCCTTGTTCGTGGGCAAATTTCTCAAGTGAGTCAATGTATGCCACTGCCGCTTCTTCTTCTTTAGCAAGTGTAGTTTCCTCCATTACTGGCGGTGCTTCCACTGCTACTTCTTCTTCCATGTGTTTGTTTATGCGTGCGAGCGCATCTCTTATTTCCGTCAATGTTTCTGCTTGTTCTGTCATTGTATCATCATCCATTTTCAATAGTGTATAGGTTGATTCGGGGTTTATTCCTTTTTTACACAGGGTAATTTCATGCAACTCCATGTCCGTGATTTCACGGTGGGTTCCATGTTCCGGTGTTGTTTTACTAACACGGAATAGAGCCTGTCCTCCAATAGAGAAGGCTCTCAACTCTCCTGTGCGAATTTGTTTTTGGACTTCACGGGCTTTCTCGATGTCATTCCTAATTCGGCAAATGACAAACAAGCCGTGATCGTCAACAGTGGATTTCCATACTCGGCCATCACTGTCTGTGTAACTGGGCAAAACCTCGCCCACTTGAATACCACTGTGTGCTAATTGCACATTACGGTATGCTGGGTCAGCCATAAAGCCACTAAATGCTTTCTTTAGTGCTGATACTGGGATTCTATCTCCCTGCTTGTCAACCATATCAACCGAAGCATAGCCCGCTATAACAAGGTCGTTGCCAGCATCCGATTTCAAGATGAAATCGCTACCAACTGCTGTCCATGTTGCGGTCGCCATTGACTCATCAATTTTATGTCAAGGTATTTAACCGCTTTGGGGAGGCGGGGGTAGTGGAGGCATCATTTCATCTTGCACCGAATCATCCATTGGCACTTCAACTTCTTGCTCATCCTTCATTTCTTGTTCAGTCTTTCTTGGTAAGCGAATTGTGGCTCGGTTGCCCTCAACTTCTAACTCTCCCTCAAGATCTTCACCCCTGCCATCTTTGGTGCTGATGCGAATATGTTGTGCCCCGCCTGTTGGTATTGTATCTTCGGGTTGATATGGGTCATAGAAAGGCGTGGCTTCTTCATCCACCAACTCGGTCGGTCCTCTCGGATTAGTGAACATATCCATCATACCCGACCAACCACCACCAGTAATGCTACCGGTCAATCTTGCCAATGGTGAGCCTTTGCCACCTTTCTCGGTAACATCATCGTCAATTGCTTCATTGACAGTCCACTTACCATTCTCATCACGCTCAAGTCCGTATTCTGTGCCAAACTGCTCAACATCTTTTTCGGTTAACCCTTCAACCGCATCAGTCAATTCATCAATAGACATAGACTCATCTTTCTCGGCAATAAGCCTCCTTGCCGCTACCAGTTTTTCCTCAACGGGTTTAGGATCTCCTTCGGCATCTAACAGTGATGCCTTGTATAATATTGAGTTAACTGTGGTTAATTTTGGTGGGTATGGTGTCAATTGTTTTATGTCATACTTCAACAAATGCACACCGATAGCACCCCACACGGGTATTTGTCTTTCAGCGTGCTGTGCTAAAGGACTGGCTGGTTCAATACTCTCAATGTCAAAACCCTCACCATCCCATTCACCTTTTACTACCAAAGGTGCAGGGTGCCCACTGTATTCTAACACGATGTTTTGGTTACGAATAGACACTGTTGGAAATGGCGCATACATCTTTTTCATGTCGCCATCCGGTGTGTAACACACCCATTTGTGGTGAGTTTCCTTGCCCTTCATGAATGTTGAAGTGGCATCACGCAACCACAAATCACCACCCAAAGCATCCATGTTTGAGCGCAAACCACCAGCATCGCTGAATTTACAATCGGCTGGCATAGGGAATGAAATGCCTTCATCGGTTTCATACAAGGTGCGGAGTATAGACAACCTATCCTCCAATTTTTCCATGTGTATATCATCGCCTTTATGCACTAACAAATCAATAGCCCGATAGTGCCCATCATTTAGAACACCATCAAATAGGCAATCGCCATCTTGCTTTCTAACTCCCTCTTTTACCTTCAATGGCAGTGATACATTCTTGCCCTTACCGTTGGTTGCCTTAACATGACCACCTTTCTTTTCGACAAACACACGACTACCTTCGGGTTTCTTTTGGACTACCCAATCGCCAGTGAAGCCTTTGAGATCTGCGATAGATGAAAAGTCGTATATGGTATGTGCTGGTATTATTGATTGCTCAAATACACCTGTCGGTTTGTAATCATCGGATTTGAATAAGTCACCACTTATCATAGAGTTTGCACCCATCATATCCGTAGCCTCAAGCGCAGGTATGCCGTTGACCTTTTCTTTGATTTGGTAATCTTGAAATGTTGGGTGAACCATGCCTACATGGCCTTCATGTGCGGTTCTTTGTAATGTTTCAAACGGTTTGTCTTTTACATCAAAGCGTATTGCATTGTTTTTCCTATCCCAATTATATGCCAATGTCGCTGGCATTTTATGACCCCAAGCATCTTTATCTCCTGTAAGATACACTGGTGGCATTGTAGCCATTGATGTTGGTGAAATAGGTCCGATTGGCACATCACGCTGTGCTAAACCTAAGCCCATTACCATAGGGGCAAATGATGTCATGTTGTCGTCACCACCAGCCCTCATCAATTGCATGTTAGCCGCTTTAGCCAACTGTTGAATGTTTGCTCTTGCTATTGTATTGCCTAAAACATCTTTAGGATCTGTTCCAAATAACAACTCCGGACCGTATTCTTTGCTCAACTGTGCCGCCATTTGTTGCATCATTCGGCCTAAGTGTGCATCGGTCTTTTCATAATGGTCATTGTGATATGTGTGAAATTCCTCATCACCGGGATGTCGCTCTCTTGTCGGTCCGATTCTTGGTTGCCCTGCATCTGTATGTGATGCGATTATCCTACCCAAACCATTTGGGTTGGTAGCGAAAGCATAAGATGGTATTATCATACGCTTACCTGTGCCTTGAATCTCACTTGGGTGATAATGTGCCCCGTTTGATATTGTTGACCACAAAGCCCTTCGCCTGTTGAAACCACGCACATAAGGATGTTCCGAACCTGCCGCCCACCCTGTTGAAATGGCTGAACGGTGCGGGTGTCCTTTCATCATTTCGTGGTTTGCAGTTTGAGGAAAGAATGATGAGCCACTACTATGCCAAGCATCTTCACTGTCATTCAATGGATGATTGCGGTCAGCCAACCAACCAAACAACTCATCACCAAGCCAACCTTTGAATGCGGCAGGGTATGAATCTCGCATCATTGTTTGGAGGGATTGAGCATCACGACCAACCCCTCCCCAGTATTGGAAAGGCAACCAATAGTGATGAGTCATTGATGGCTCAATCGTGTTATTGTCACCCATAACATACGGGCTTTTCAAATGAGTCAACCCCGAAGCCGTATCTTCGGCTGATACAGGACCGTGTCGATCTGATGGGCGTTCCCACCAACGGGCTACCGGTAAGAAACGCTCAAACCAGTTACGCTTTGCTCTATCCCAAGATACACCCGATGTTGCTTTGAAATCATTTATCACCTTTCTTGCATCAGCACCGTTTGGATTTTCAGTTTGACCTAACTTCTTGAGGGTGTTCATGAATTGCTCACGCTGGTCAATACCTTGCCATTCTAAACCAAACAAGTATGACAATAGGCCAAGCCTACCTTGTTTGCCAGCCCACTGCTCTTTCTTTTGCTCAAGATATTCTTCATCCTCAAGATATGAAAAACGGTTCATCCTATCAGCCATATACAAATCGTGTAGCGATTCAATTGGCCTACCTACAATATCAGCATACTCTTTGGGTATTTTGCCCAACCTTTGAGCCTCTTTCATTGATTTGATAATTGATTGGCCTTCTTCATCTTCCTCAATCAAATGTAAAAGGTGGTCAACAAATGATGGTTCACCGTATTCAGCCCCGTGTAACAAAGGCATTGTTGGTAATTCGTATGATAGTGGATGCCGTTTGCCAAACCTGTTATCTTCATTTGCTACCGGCCAATCCTGTGCGTATGTGCGTGAGAACCTTCTTTGACCAGCAATATAGTCCTCATACCCCTGTGGTAAATTGAGCGTGGTCATTGGTGATGGCTTGTCCATGTCAAGCATTGAATACTGTGGTGGTGCTGTCATTGGTAGCATACCAAGTATTGCCTGATCTTCTTTCTCTATTTGTGTGCTATCACCATAGTAATCGTCTAACGCTTTGAGATAGATGTCGTGGTCTATGTCTTGATTTTGAACAATTGACAAAAATGTGTCTGTTCTAATCCTTACAAATTCTTCACGGTTCATCTAATCCCCCCTATTTAGAGGCGATTAGCAATTGACTCCATGAGGTTAGCAATCTCATCAACAAGTCCGGGATTTGTAGCCCCTTTTTTCAATTCCGTTAGCCTTTCTTCGATTGGTGCGATATTCCAATTGCCATCTGCACGGTCGCCTCCGTCAATCAATTGCATGTGTAAAGATGAGCCTTTGACATCGTAGCCAGTCTTAGCAAATGCTGGCATCTTTGCCTTTTCGCTAATTGCGTTGATATTTTGTGCGTTTTGTTCATAGTGTGGTATGCGCCCATTGGTTTGGTAATTGACCGCCCTAATTCCATAGTGGTCAACAAACTGTGGCACACCATTATCGCTGATTGACTCTTGCTCATACTTTACTAAGTCAACCCCAGTCTTTTGTGCTATAAAGCGAGAAGTGAAGTCCTCTTTCTTGACAGGTTTCTTTGTTTCCTCTTTGAATGGTATTTTCTTATTACCCCTGTCGGATTTGTAATCGCCTGTTTCTTTGCCTTTTTTGGACTGTTCGATTTTCTTACCAACAGTTTTCTCCCAACTTGACAACTTGCCGTCTTTGTCACGGTCAGCGAGTTTTGGATTCTCCAATTCTTCATTCATCATGTAATTGCCTTTATCCTCATTCATCATGTAATTGCCTTTCTTGACACCCTTGCCGCAGTTTCTATCACACTGTGCTTTTTGACTTGGTGAACATTCCGAATAATTGCATCCAAAGTGCTTTTGACAATACTTATTCTTTTCATCCATACTAACCTTGAACATATAGTCACCTTTCTTCATGTCACCACAGTGCTTGTCGCACTGTGCTTTTTGACTTGGTGAACATTCGGAATAATTTTTGCCAAATTTCTCTTGGCAATATTTGTTCTTTTCACCCATGTCGCCCATGTAAAGACCGCCTTTGTTTAGGCCAGTGCCGCATGTTGGCTCATCTTTACATGTGTCTTTGCACATAGCACCCTTGCACATGCCACCTTTGTTCATGCCATACTTAGACATTTTATCACCGCTTGGCTTTTTGTTGAATTTACCCTCACGATCCATTTCACGGGCTTGTTCGTAATTTTTGTGCGCTTTATCTTTATCACCATCGCCCATAATATCAGCAAAGATTTGCTCATTGTCTTTCTCTTTCTTGGCTTTGACTATGCTCTCCAACTGCAAAACATGTTGTAGCAATTCTCCTTCGGCTGTTTTCATAGGGTCTTTCCATCGTGGTTGCATTGTATCACCTGTATTTTATTGAGGATGGTGTCGAATGCGACGGCATGGCATTTTCCATTTGTCGCCATTCTTCTAATTCCGCCATGCCCTTATTTAGCATCTCGGATTTGAAACCGCTAACGAAATCGGGGCTGTCGCCAACTTCACGGTTTAGAGGGTCAAATACTTCGGCTGATAGTGGTGTAACTGCTTTGAGCCACCCTGCCTTCTTCATCAATGATTCGGGATCGTCAACTGCTTTTGCCAAAATGCTGTTGTCGCTTTCTAACTGTTCAACTCGCTTTCTCAAATGGCGGATTTCCTCAACCATTTCTTTCAACAGGTCTGCTGTTGCTTCACCTGCATTTTCGCTCATATCACATGCCTCCCAATGGTCCGGGCATAGCCATACCACCCGGTGGCATACCTGCTGGTCCGGGCGCTGGCATGTTTTGTAATCCCTGTGGTGGCATCATTGGAGGCTCACCATGATTTACCATACCTGCGTCTTTGAGTCGAACCATCTCAACAAAGTTTCTTGTTTCTTCGATTTGAGAACGGAGAGCCATAAGTGTTGAAGCGTGTGTCATTACTGCATCGCCATCAAGACCGTCTGTGTATTTTGCTTGACCAATTGTGCCAATGTGGGCAGTAATGTCGGTAGCCAAGTCGCTAAGTCTTTGTTCAGCATCAGCCAGTGCTTCTTTACTGGATTTATACACCTTGCCACTTGTTACCATAGCGTTCATTTCTTCGGGTGTTGGACCACCGGACATCTCCGGTGGTGTGCTAAGTGGTGCCGTTGGCATACTTACTTGGTTTGGATTGCTTACCATTTGACCGGACTTGCCGCTATCGGTATCTTGCTTTTGTAATGACTTAGCAAAGTCTAACACCCGCATACGATCTGCGATTGAAGCACTTTGCCTGTAAGCCATATTTCACACTACTCCGATTGTGGTCGCCACGGTGTTTGTCGGCCATAGCGTGAAACACCTAACACTACTGCACCTTCGGTTCCGTCATAGTCCGAAGAAGTATTCTTGTGTCGGTTAATGTTTCCAAGCATTTGACCGGTTCCTTCAACTGGTGAATTGTCGCTCTTTGATAGCATGGCTGTTTGCTCAAAAGATTTAGCAAGATTCATGTCACGCTCAAGAATCGCTAAAGCGTTCTTTGCTTCTTCAATGTGCTTTGCTACATCATCTAAATTGTTATGAGCGATAGCCTGTTGCATGGCCTCCATACTTGCTGTCGCTCTCCTTGCCATAGGATCCATTTTTGCTATAATTCCGAAATCAAGAAAGCCATCACTCATCTTAACCAGTCTATCCCATAGCCTCCCATTAAATGAAGGTTATGGAGAATTACAGCCCTAAACGCCTATCTAAATTCTTCATTCGCTCATCGGCATTCTTGATTGCCTGTGGTGCTGTGTCACGGCTATCACGCTCGGTTGACGACAAATGATGTTCACCCTCAAAGCGATTTATGTCTTTTGGACTTTTACCCTTTGCTGATGCTCTCCGACTGTTAAGATTCAATTGACTTAGACCCACCCTTCTTAGTGGTTTCAAATCTGTGCCATGTGTGGTTCGCATGGCTTCGGGCACTACTTCTTGCCCATGAACAGAATCGCTCTCCCTACGCTTCAATATCTCATCCATTGTGGGTGGCATTCTCCAATCGCTGGTTTGCACTGGCGCACCACCTTGTGGATTAGGTGCTGGTGGTGCGGCACCCGGTGGTGGAGGCGGTGGTGCTGGTGGTGCTTCTTTGTATGTGAATTGTAATACACCTAAGTCGTCACGCAGTTTTGCATCGTAGCCCGCTTGCTTCATTTGTAACATATTACGGATTGCCATTTCATCCCTTCGCATGACCATGATTTCATCTTCTTCTTCGTGTGGGTGTAATGATATATCCCATTCAGTGATTTGAAGTGCCTCAAGTATCATCGGAAACAATCTTGCATTGTATAGTGTTTGGCTTGCGGCCAAAGCACGATTTGTGACAACAATTTGCATACCTTCATTGTTCAATCCTCCACCGGAAACATCATTCATGAATACATTTGACACGCCATAAAATGACGAAATACGCTGTCGTATGTCGTCTTTGATAGGTATGTATTGTAATTCTTCAAGGGTGTCCATCATACGGACATACTCAAGACCACCACGCCCACTCTCCGTTTCGACACCAACAGTGGGGATATATTGCGGGTCACGCTCAAGGTGTTCCTGTATGTTTCGTGCTGTCCTTTCGACTGTTTCAAGGTTAGACGATTTGATAACCATAACGCCTCTTGGCATTCTTCGCTTTTGGTATGCCGCATAAACATAGTTATCCATAGCAATCAAAGTATTGACCTGTCGCCAAAGCGTAGCAACAGGAGAGCGACCATACAGTTTAGATGGCGACCATTTGCTGATGTGTATAACTTCACCTTCGGTATAAACTTGGCCTGTGCCCACACCTGCCAAATTCATGTAATGAACAGGCACTACCGGTAATCCAGTCTTTGGACATTTCTCATCTTTGTTGCCTGTTCGGAATGAACGGTCAAGAAGGCTGGTATATTGCTTACCACCACGCACACCACGCTTATCAGCAACAATACGCATAAAGATAGGGTCAGCACGGGTTATTTCTTTAATTCTGTAAAATTGTGGTTGACCGGTTGCAGGATCGACAAAGTATTCTTTTGTCAAAATAATGTAAGCATCGTCAACAATATTCAAGTCCATTTCTATTTCACGGAGTATTTCAAGGAATGATTGACCCATTCTATTCTGTGCGTGCAACAATGCGTCAGCATATTCATATTCGCCTTTGTCGGCTGGTCGCACTTCACCACCGCACTTCAAACATGTTTCCACTTCTTTTTGATAAGTTTCATCGCACTCTCGGCACTTTGCTACAAACTTTGGTTTCCAGTGCCACCCTTTGCGGAAT